GGAGACGACGGGTGGCTCTTGGGTCAATGTTTCCAGTGGGACCGCAAACACAATCACGCTCAACAGCATCACTGGCCCCGATGGCGTAACAAACTCTGCGTCTCTCATAACATATAACACCGCTGCAACAGGCGCGGGAACTTATAGCCTTTGGCGATACAATTTATCATCGACAGCAAACGGAACATACACTTTTTCCGTTTGGTTGAGGGCTGGAACCAACACGTCTGTCTATGTTCGGTTCAACGACAGCAGTGGCAATCGCGCCAACGCTCTTTGTAATCTGACGACGGCTTGGCAGCGATTTACTGTTACCGGAACGACTGCCGCGTCAATCACTTCTTTGAGCGCCGACATTGGGGCTGACGGAAATGTTGGCGGTCAAACAATGACTACCGGAACCATTTACGCTTGGGGCGCACAACTCGAAGCAGGCTCCTTCGCCACCAGCTACATCCCCACGACGACCGGCGCTGTCACCCGCGCCGCTGATGTCGCGCAGTTGACGGGGAACGCGCTGACGACGTTGCAGGGAGCAACGGGGACAGTCTTTGCAGAGACGCGCGGAATAAACGCTTCAGCAGGATTGGGGCGGATTGTCAGCGGGCAAAGTCCACTCGGGTTTCTTGTTTATGATGGCGCTACTCAGGTTGCGAGCTGGAATGGTTCTACAAACATCACGGCAACGCTTGGCGGTGGTGGAACATTTTCATCTAATGCGAGAACAGGAATTTCGTGGTCAAATGCACCATCCAGAACCATCGTTGGTAATAACGGAACGCTATCGACACCAAGTGCAACAACCTTTGGTGCTGTTACCGCCGGTTATATCGGCACAGACACATCGACTGGCTCTTGGGCAAGCGGTTGGTATCGTTCGTTTGCGGCATACAACCAGAAGCTCCCCGACACCATCCTCAAGCAGAAATCAACTGTAGGAGCGCCCTACTAATGGAAATCGTCTTCAACTCTCACGACTACGCCACGTTACTTGCAGACGCCGAGCGGCTTGGCTTCACCACAAACGACGCGGAAGGCAACCCGCAGATTATCGTCAACGGCCCCATCTCCACGGGCGGCAGCTACTTTCTAAACATCGTTGGCGTCATCTACGAGCCTGTCGTTCCCCCGGTGAACCCGGACGACCCGTGGCCTGCGCCTGTGCCGCGTGAAGGGTTCTGGGGTCGCTTACGCCTCAACGGCACGCCTGAGACTATGCCTTCGTTCGACCCTGCTATCACGCAATACGTCTACCAGCAGGGCGATATGGAAAACCCCGGCGGCTGGGTTAACGCCGCTGACGGAACGCCCGCGCCTGAGTGGGTGCCGACTGTAGGGGTGATTGCGTAATGGCTGGACTGACTCTGCTACGTGTCGTTAGCAACGGCGAACTGGACCGGGCCGAACAGGAACGGATGGACCGTGAGCTTCAGGCACGGCAGCAGAGTTCTGTTATGCTGGGTATCTCAGCATATCTCAAGGAGTGCTGGGATGCTGCGCGTATCGCACGTGAACCGATAAACGATATCATGCTTAAGGCCATGCGGCAGCGCAATGGCGAGTATGAGGCGGATAAGCTGACAGCGATTCGCACGCAGGGCGGGTCTGAAGTCTATATGATGCTGACGGAGGTTAAATGCCGTGCGGCTGAAAGTTGGCTTCGCGATATCCTGCTGGATACAGGGACGCCCCCGTGGGATATGGCTCCTACACCGATTCCGGATCTATCTCCTGATGACAGCGCTGAACTTCAGGAAGCCTTCGCGGAACAGGTTGTTGAGATCATTCAGAATACTGGTATGGCTCCGACCAAAAGCGAGATGCTGGAGCTTAAGGAAGTGGTATCGCAGGAACTCAGGTTCCGCACGCTTCAGGCCGCGCAAATGCGCGTTGACAAAATGAAGATTAAGATCGACGATCAGTTTATCCAAGGTGGCTGGCCGGAGGCGTTCAATGAGTTTATTACTGATCTGGTTACTTTCCCTTGCGCTTTCATTAAAGGTCCAATCGTACGTCGTCAGCGCCATCTATCGTGGGCAAAGAGCCCGGATGGGCGTACTATCGTCGAAGCAGGTGAAAGACTTGCTCCGGAGTTTGAACGGGTAAGCCCATTCAATATCTATCCTGAACCGGGGATTACCCGGATCAATGACGGCTATATGTTCGAGCATCATAAACTCAGCCGGATGTCGCTGGCTGACCTGATTGGTGTGCCCGGTTACGACGATCAGGCTGTCCGCAAGGTGCTGGATGAAGGTCCCGGTCAGACATGGGTGGCAGAGACTGTTGAGACGGAGCGTGAGGAGGAGGAACGCAAGTTCTACACCGAGATGCGCCCGACCGATATGTTCGATGCGCTTGAGTTCTGGGGTAAGATCAGCGGTAAAATGCTCCGCGAATGGGGTATGACAGCCGAAGAAGTGCCTGATGAAGCTCGTGAATACGACGCAAATGTCTGGCTAGTGGGCAACTATGTCATCAAAGCGGTGCTAAACTACGACCCATTGGGTGAAAAACCCTACGCAAAGACCTCTTTTATCAAGACTCCGGGGTCTTTCTGGGGCCGTGGCATCCCTGAGATCATCGAAGACCTCCAAAATATCTGTAATGCGGCGGCTAGAGCCCTTGTGAACAACATGAGCATCGCTTCTGGACCTCAAGTTGAGGTAAATCTGGAGCGAATCCCGCCAAACGAAGACATTACACAGCTTCATCCTTGGAAAATCTGGCAAGTCCTCAATGATCCACTGGGTTCGTCGGCTCCTGCAGTACGTTTCAACCAGCCAAACGATAATGCTAACACTCTTATGGCTGTCTATGAGCGTTTTAGTCGCCTTGCCGACGATCATTCGGGCATTCCAGCGTATATTTACGGGGATGTAGACGTTAAAGGCGCTGGAAGGACCGCATCTGGCCTGTCCATGCTCATGGGTTCAGCCGGTAAAGGCATCCGTCAGGTGGTTATGCACATCGATAATGACATTATTGCGCCAGTTGTCGAACGTCAGTTCGTATACAATATGAGATATGATCCCGACGAGTCGATCAAGGGCGACGCACAGGTTATTCCGCGTGGAGCGGTCAATCTGGCGGTTAAAGAGACGGTCAACATGCGTCGTGTTGAGTTCCTCAACGCTACTGCGAACGAAATGGACATGGGCATCATCGGTCCAAACGGTCGCGCAGCAATCCTGCGCGAAATCGCCAAGGGTCTGCAGATGCCGGTCGATGAGATTGTCCCGTCTCGCGAAAAACTGGGTTACGTCGGGCGCGTTCAGGCTGCAGCACAGGCGCAACAGCCGCAGCAGCCGCAGGCCGCGACAGCGCGCCCGCAGGGAGGCTAAATGTTACGTCCGCCTCCCGAGATAATTCAACAGTGGGGCACTATCGCTCGCCAGCACCCAGCCGTCGTCCAGTGGATGAATGACTGGTATCGGCGGGAGTTAGAGCAGCTTCCATACGTTGGATCGTCAACATCTTTGGCCCAAGGGCGTTGCCAAGTGTTGACAGAAATGAATAAACTGTTACAAGATGCCCCTGATTTGGCAGCAGAATCTCGGAAGAGATAGCTAGCCACTTAACTACGCACACCGAGAGGAGCGTTCTAATGGCCATACCCGAGCAGATTCGTCGTCAGTCTGAGGCTATTGCGAAGCACTATGCGCAGGCCGATACCCAGTCCGAAACCGTAGAGGACACTGTCGCTACGGAGCAGGAAGGTGTTGGTGCGTCTGGTTCAGAGCAGGCCGACAGTGTTGAGAATACTGCACCTGAGTCCGCGTCTAACGAGCAAAGGCGTCCGGACACCAAGGAAGAAGAGACTTTCGAGAAGCGGTACAAGACCCTTCAAGGTATGTACAATGCTGATACAACCCGGCTTCGGGCTGAGAATCAGCAGATAAATCAGCGTGTTGCACAGCTAGAACAGCTTTTGGCGTCTCTGTCTGAGTCGGCTGCAAAGCCGCAGCAGACGGCTACAAAACTTGTAACCGAGAAAGATATCGAAGAATACGGAGACTCTATTGAAGTCATGCGACGCGTGACGGAGGAGTCACTGTCGGCTCGCGATAATCGCATTGCCGAACTGGAGCAGATGATTCGTCAGATGCAGACCAGCGTTATTCCTCGTGTCGAGCAGGTTGCTCACAAACAGGCTGTTTCTTCAGAGCAAATGTTTTGGTCGGAACTGACTGCCGCCGTCCCTAACTGGAGGGATATCAACGCAGATCAGAACTTCCTGAACTGGCTCATGGAAGTGGACCCGCTGACGGGCATGTCCCGGCAGACATATCTCGAAGACGCCCAGCGCAATCTTGATACGCGCCGTGTCGTTAATTTCTTCAGTGCTTGGCAGGGTAACGTAGGCCAATCTGTTGCTCAATCACCTCGGGACGCAGTGGCGTCCGAACTTGATAGGCAGGTCGCGCCGGGACGCAGCCGTGGAGGCGGCGCTCCGTCGAAAGACCAGTCCAAGACCTACGCACCGAAGGACATTCAGAAGTTCTTCGATGACGTACGCAAGGGTGTTTATCGGGGGAAGGAAGCCGAGCGCGACCGAATCGAGCGCGATATCTTTGCCGCACAGCGGGAGAATCGCATTGTCGCCAATGGTTAAGTGGAGCTAAGCTATGGCATTTCCTGTCTCTGCGGGCCGTCCGGACTATTCGGGTAATTTTATTCCCGAAATCTGGTCGGGTAAACTGATCGAGAATTTCTACGATGCGACTGTGCTGGCGGCTATCGCCAACACGGACTATGAGGGTGAGATCAAGGGTCAGGGCGATACGGTTAACATCCGTACGCAGCCCAACATCACGATCCGCGATTATGTCAAGGGTCAGAACCTCGTTGTCGAGAACCCTGACAAGCCGAAACTGCAGCTTCTCATCGATAAGGGCGAGTACTTTGCCTGCGTCGAAGACGACGTTGATAAGGTTCAGTCGGACATCAAGCTCATGGATATGTGGTCGAAAGACGCGTCCGAGCAGATGAAGATCAAGATCGACCAGCGCGTCCTCACGGATATGCTGACCGGTATTGCCTCTACCAACAAGGGTACGGCGGCTGGTGAGCAGTCTGGCGCGTTCAACCTCGGCACGACGAGTTCGCCGCTGACGGTTACGAAGGATGGCGCTGGCGGCACGGTCTCGGTCATCGATCTGATCGTCGATATGGGCACGGTCCTTGATGAGGCCAACTGCCCTGAGCAGAACCGCTTCCTTGTCATCCCGGCGCGTATGGCTGGTCTGATCAAGAAGTCGGAACTGAAGGACGCTTCGCTCACGGGCGACTCGCTCTCCCCGGTTCGCAACGGTCGTCTCGGTATGATTGATCGCTTCACGGTCTACGTGTCGCACAATCTAAAGTACACCGCTTCTGATACGGCGACGAACATCATCGCTGGCACCAAGATGGGGCTTACCTTCGCGTCGCAGATGACGGAGATGGAGACGATCCGTTCGGAAACGACGTTCGGTGACATCATCCGTGGCCTGCAGGTCTATGGCTATAAGGTTGTGAAACCGGAAGCCCTGACGACCGCGTACGTCAAGTTCGCCTAAGAGGAGATATAACAATGGCTGCTTATACTGACTCCCTTGGGTTCTATAAAGGCACGGCGGCTTTCCCGGCTGCGAATCAGCCGATCAGCAAAATCGAGGTTACGCTTGATTTTGCCAAGATCGTTGCTGCTCGGTCTGCGGCTGGCGCTACTGCGCTTGTGGCGACTGATACGCTTCAGGTTATCAACCTCCCGGCGTACTCGGTTGTTCTTGCTGCTGGGCTCAATGTCGTGACGGCGGAAACGACCAACACGACTGCCACGTTTGACTTCGGTTATACTGGCGGTACTCCGGCTGCGGCGAACGTCTACTGCGACGACTTCGCCTCGAACGCTGTCGCGATGGACTCGGACAATCTCGCTAACCCCACGGTTATCAAGACCGCCGACACCATTGACCTGCTTCTTAACACGGCGGTTCCGGCCAATGCTGTGGTAAAGGCATGGGCTATTGTGGCCAACTGCGGTTAATAGTAGGGGCTTCGGCCCCTACTTTCTCATAGGAGGTCACGATGGCTGTTCATCAGGGGATTACACAGTCTAATCTCAGGGCCGTAGTTGCGAAGGTTGATAACCTTGCGATTGCTGCTCCGACGATTAAGACGGCTGCGTATACAGTTGTAGATTCCGACTCGTCGCTAATCTTTAATGGCGGCGCGCAGATCACGGTTACGCTTCCTTCAGCGTCGCTGTGGCCCGGACGTGTGCTGTGGATGAAGACGATTGCTGCTTTCGCAGTTATCTCTGCGTCGTCCAATGTTAAACCGATTAGCTCTAATACGGCTGGTACGGCGATCCTCGCCGGTACGGCTGGCACTTGGGCTATGCTGGTTAGCGATGGCACCAACTGGGTTATTATGGCGTCGTAAGATAGGGGCCACGGCCCCTATCTCCTTTTCAGGATATTACTATGCCGACCAATCTCACCGCTACCAAAATCAACGCTACATTCGGACAACTCCTCCACATCGATGGGGGACCGGATGCAACCGAAAAGCCGGTGTATAGCGGGAACGGTGTATCGACGGCGCTTCGCCTTGGGATCGACTCATTATCCGTAGGTAACATAAGACTTCAGGGCGGGCAGATATCTGCGACGGCTGGCACTGTTCAGATAAATGACATCGCTGTAACAAGTGGGTCTATTTCAGGTATCACTGATCTGGCCATTGCCGATGGCGGCACGGGTGCATCTGATGCGTCAACTGCCCGCACGAATCTTGGTTTGGGGACTATAGCGACGCAGGCTGCAAACAATGTCGCGATTACGGGCGGTTCGATTACGGGTGTAACGATTCCATTCAATTCGGTCTCCGAACGTAAATACGGAATGTTTTCCGATATTCAGGATCAGACTGGAAGTACAACTGCAGGCACGGCTGTTTTGTTTCGTACAAATGAAATTACAGGGGCTGGAATTTCAGTAGTAAGTAGTTCACGGATAACATTCGACACCGCCGGTACCTATATGATCGCCCCTAACCTGCAGTTTAATAATACTGATACAGCAGATCAAACTGTTACGATTTGGTTTAAGTTAAATGGAGTTAATATAGATCGGTCTGCTACAAAAATATCTGTTCCTAAAGCCACTGATGGTGGAACTACTTTCTTTCAGATAACTTTTTATGAAGCGGTTAGTGCAAGTCAATATATCGAAGTTTTTTGGTTGCCAGCCAGTACGACAGTTACAATCGACCATACTGCGGCAGGAGCGATTGCACCGGCTATTCCGTCAGCCCTTGTTGTAGCACAAAGGATCGCGTAATGGCGAAGACCCCAGCATGGCAGCGCAAGGAAGGTAAGAACCCCAAGGGTGGACTCAACGCCAAGGGGCGCGCTTCCTATAATGCCGCCAACCCCGGTAAGCCGGGACTAAAGGCTCCTCAGCCAGAGGGTGGTCCACGCCGCGATAGCTTCTGTGCCCGCATGAAAGGGATGAAGAAGAAACTGACCAGTGCCAAGACAGCTAACGATCCGAACTCTCGGATCAATAAATCTCTTCGCGCATGGAACTGCTGACATGGCGGCAACACCAAATAATCCAGCACTTTGGTCTCGTGTAAAAGCTGAGGCCAAGAAGAAATTCAAGGTCTACCCGAGTGCGTACGCAAATGCGTGGGCAGCGAAAGAGTACAAGAGCCGTGGCGGTACGTGGTCTGGTTCCGACAATCGGGTGAAGCGTGGCTAAGGGCGGACTTGGCAAATGGTTCGGGGAGAAGTGGGTCGATGTAAAGACCGGCAACCCCTGTGGCCGTTCGGGTTCCGCTGATAAACGTGGGTATCCCGCTTGTCGTCCTGCCGCCGCTGCCGCTAAGATGACGGCTTCTGAGAAGAAGTCCATGGCCGCGAAAAAGACAGGGCCAGCCAGAAAGTCTTGGCCTGTCTCACCGTCCGGTAAGCGAAAGGGTACGTAATGGCTAAAGCACCTATGAAGAAATCTCCGAAGGCTGCGGTTATGCTCGTCGTTATGAAGAAGAACGGCAACGGTAAGAAGATGCGCGGCAAGGGTAGTTGTGAAGATGACGACTCGGACGAGTATAAGAAGGGCGGGATGGTTAAGAAGAAAGGGTCTAAGAAATGACGAAGTGGCTTAGACATAAAGGCGATGGTACTATTTACGAGTGGGATCGGTATCTCGCAGGGAATCCAATCTGCGAAGAAATCTCTGAGGAAGAGGCGTTTCCTGACCGCTTCCCTGCCCGCTCGACCCCGTTCACTGAACCGCTTCCGTCTTCTGAGGAGGTTGCTGCCTCCATGGCAGGCTTGGAAATTGAGGCCGCTGAGGAAGAGGCTAAACCCGTTCGTCGCGGTCGTAAACGTAAGGATGACATTCCTGCGGAACCAGCCTATACTAATGAAGACCTGAATGAAGAAGTGACGCGGAGATTAGGCTAGTGACTCCATCTGAGATCATAACCGATGTCCGTCGAATCATTCAGGACGTTGATACTCCATATCGTTATAGCGATACGGAACTGTTAGGTTATGTAAATCAGACACTTAAGCGTATGTCGGTGCTGCGCCCTGATCTTTTCGGTGAGATTGGGGAGATTAGTACACAGGCAGATAGCGCCGTTCAGGCTCTGCCCTCAGACGCTCTTCGATTGATTGACATCTTTCAGGTCAAGGATGGGTCAGCGATTACGGAAGTAGATCGCGAGACGATGTCTCGTAGCCACCCGACGTGGATGTCTGAAGCATCTGGTACGCCAACTAATTTTATGCGGCATGTCAAGAACGCCGAACGTTTCTTTCTCTACCCTCGCCCGACCGCTGGTACAGTCCTCATCGGGGAGTATGCCAGAGTGCCTTCCGATTATGGGTTGACTGATACTATCACGGCTCCAAGTGAGTCCTATCTACCTGTTATCGTGGACGGTACCGTCTTCTTGGCAGAGTCGATTGATGATGAACACATCAATAGCAATCGAGCGAAACTGTTCCTCGATCTGTTTACTTCGCAACTTTCGACTTCCCTGCAAAGTCGTACTGTGACTGATACTAAGGCCGCTGGATTGAAGGCGTCTCGCGCGACGCAGATCGTCGGGGAGGTGATCTGATGGCTGACCGCGCATTTTCGACTGTTGTTCAGGAAGTATCGCCCAGCGTACCGGGGTGTCCGCAACCCATGGTGCTTCGCGAAGTTCGTAAGGCTGCGATCCGCGTTTGCGAACGTACTTTGTTCTGGAGATATGCACAGCCTGAGTTTACGCTCTCTCCGGGTGCCTACGAGTATGGGTACAATAAGCCCATAAATACCGATGTTCATGTTGTGTTCGACGCAATGCTTAATGATTTCCCGTTGGAGAAACTGACACTGGAGCAGGCGCTCTACATCTATCCAGCATGGGCTAATCTGTTTAGCGGAGAGACCACTGAGTCTGTCTGGGCGGGTACGACAAAGAAACCGCTTAACACCCAGCAGTTTAATGTTGACGAGTTTAACCCGACCAGTACCGTAACCATTACGGATGCAGCTACTGCGGATGGTTCTGAGCCTCGGTCTATTTGTCAGCTTACGCCTGACAAGTATATTGTTCTTCCGTTGCCGGATACGGATAAGACATACACGATCCGTATGCTCTATGCGCTTAAACCAAAGCGTAACGCAGACGGGATGGATGAGCATATCCTTGACGAACTGGAAGATGTTATCGTTCACGGTGCGCTACAACAACTTCTCGTTCTTCCTAATGTAGCGTGGTCTGATAGGGAGTTGGCGTCTTATCATGCCCGACAGTTTGCGTTTATGATAGCTGAACGTCGGGCAAGGGCTAACTTGTCCAATATGCGCGCCCCAATGCTGGTGCGTTTTCCGACTTTTGCGTAGGGGCTAGCTATGACCGTTAAACTTAAAAACAACGCTATTGGGTATCTGGCCTCGGCTATCTCGGCGTCGGATGTGACTGCTTCGCTTACTGCAGGCACTGGGGCTTCATTCCCTACGCTTGGAGCAAGTGAGTATTTCTACGCTACGATCACTGCTACGAATGGCGTTTTTGAAGTCGTCAAGGTTACAGCCCGTACGACAGACTCGTTGTCTATTGTTCGCGCGCAGGAGAGTACATCTGCGCTTGCGTTTGCTGCGGGCGCGCTCGTCGAACTTCGTGTCACGGCGCAGGCGGTGACGGATGCTATCTCCGATCAGATTGATACGCTTGAGACTGACTACTTCGCTGCCGCCGGTACTGGCACGGCTGTCGGCCTTAATATCGGAAGCGGTAAGACCCTTAACGCCACGAGCGGTACGATTTTGCTTCCGGCGGTTACGGTTCCGGCGCAGACCGCTGACGGTTCTGTAGCATGGGATAGTGACAACGAGCTTTTAACGGTTGGAACCGGGTCTACACGTAAGACGATGGTCGATACGGATTCGACCCAGACACTGACCAACAAGACTCTGACATCGCCCGCCATAGCATCAATTATAAATACAGGCACGCTGACGCTTCCGACTTCAACGGATACACTGGTCGGACGGGCGACGACAGATACCCTTACCAATAAGACGCTTACGAGTCCGACACTTACGAGCCCAACTATCAGTGGGTCAGGTACGGCTACGCTTGCTTCCGTCACTACGACAGGCAATGTATCCGTTGGTGGAACGCTTGCTGTTACGAGCACCTCGACGTTCACCGGCACTGCTACGTTTAATGGCGCTTCGGTCTTGGCCGCTGGTACGGCCTCTCTTGCACCACTAAGATTCACATCTGGTACGAACCTTACGACGCCCACCGCTGGTGTCACGGAATATGACGGCGCAGTGTTCTACAAAACGCCATCGGCTAACAACCGGGGTGTTTCGCCAGCAGAGCACTTTATCACCCTAACGTCTACAAACACGCTTACTAGTCAGACGGCAGCGCAACCTATCTTTGACGGCGGCGGCGGTCCTGCAGGCGGCGCAATTACGTTACCGACCGGTACGTACTTCTTTGAGTGCATGTTTAGCTTAACATCTATGAGCGCGACATCCGGTTCTTTCGGCTTTGCGTTCGATGGCACAGCAACATATTCACAGGCATGGACCTCTATGGCTACCGATGCTGCGCTCGCCACGGCAGCTAATACGCAAACCACTTTCAATACGGCAGCTAATACGACGCTCTGCACAGCGTCAACATCTACCACAGGCTATGCCATTATTCGTGGTATCATTCGCGTTACTGTGAGCGGCACACTTATACCCTCAGTATCACAAACTACCGCCGCCGCTGCAGTCGTGGGTACGGACAGCTACTTCCGCGTTAAGCAACTCGGTAGCAGCACTGCGGTTTCCGTCGGTAACTGGAGCTAAGTATGGCCGACTCACCCATACGCTGGGATTTCTCTCTGGGAAATCTGATTAACCTCGTGGCCATGGGCGTCGCTGTCGCTGTTGCGTGGGGTACTATGACTGAACGCAGTGAAGTGACGCATAAAGGCATTCAGGAACTGGAAGCTAACCAAGCGCAGACCGAAACGCGTATACGCCAACTTGAGACAAACCAAGCCAGAGCCGATGAGCGTCTGACAAGCATACTCCAGATTGTAAGTCGTATCGAGTCTCGACTGGAAAGAGAAGGACGTAGGTAATGGGATTCAAACTTGGCCCCAACTCAGACCTGTTGCTTCGCGGAGTTCACCCCGATCTTGCCAAGGTCATTCGTCGCGCCGCTGAGATTTCCAAGGTGGAGTTCAAAGTTCTTGAGGGTCGTCGGTCTATCGCCCGCCAGCGTGAACTCGTGAAAAAGGGCGCATCCAAAACCATGAAGTCGAGGCATATCCATGGATTTGCTGTTGACATTGCTCCCGTTGTTGGTGGAGTTATTCGGTGGGATTGGCCTCTATATTATCCTCTCGCGGAAACTGTGAAGCAGGCTGCGAAGGATGTCGGTGTCGTTGTCGAATGGGGCGGCGACTGGAAGTCCTTCAAGGATGGACCGCACTGGCAGCTTCCTGCTCGCAAGTACCCCGATCCAAAATGATGGACCCCGGAGATATACTGCGCGTAACTTTGGCCACTGCCATAACGGTGATGACAATCAAGGTTATTGCGGGTATAGGCTTCTATATATGGAGGGCGCTCGAATGAACATATTCTCTAGCTGGATGACCACGATCCCCGGTATCCTGACCTTGGTCACGGTCCTCTTTCAGATTTGGCAGACCAAGACGATTGACTGGGCTGAGCTTCAGCGGGCTCTTCTTGCAGTCGGTCTGATCGCGGCCAAGGACTTTAATGTCACTGGCGGTACCCGGTAATGGTCGGCTTCATGTTGGTCATCGGCGCATTTGCCATGGCCATTGCCTTTGTCTACTTCGTTGTCTGGGCCATGGTCCGTGCGTCCGAAGAGAAGGGCAGGGCAGAAGCGAGTGAAGCTATCAAGGATGCGCAGAACAAAGACGCGCTCCGGAGACTGAAAAATGCGCTGGATGCTGATGCTAAGTCTCGTGCTGACTCAGCCGCTGGTGGGTTGTACAACGACGACGGGCACCGCAGAGACTAGCTGTATGGTCTGGCGTCCGATCTCATGGTCCAAGCGGGATACCCCGCAGACCATTGGGGAAGTGAAAGCGCACAATGCGCGTCGCAAAGCCTACTGTGAGGGACAATGAAAAAAGCTGCTTCCAAGTCCAAAGCCATGATGCCGAAGGGTAAGATGATGGCTGGCATCAAAGCTAAAGCAAAGGGTGCGGCTATGCCTGCCTATAAGAAGGGCGGTATGGTCGGTAAAATGCCGAAGGCGTGCTAATCAATGCCAGCTATTAAGATCACCGGATTTCTTGGCAAATCTCCAAAGATGTCGCCTGAGTTGCTGCCGTCAACGGCTGCGCAGGTGGCAACGAACTGTAAACTGTATTCCGGTGATCTTATTCCTTTTACGACGCCACATGTCGTAGGCTCTACTGGACGCAGCGAGACTGTTCGTACCCTATATGGACTACGTAATCCGGATACAGATGAACTCGTGTGGTTGTCTTGGACGACTGATGTAGATATCATCACACCTGCCAACGACGAGTTAGGCGAACAACGGTTTTATTATACGGGCGACGGGAAGCCGAAAGTCAGCACGTATTCGCTGGCTACGAGTGGATCTGCGCCATACCCGTCTGCGAATGGGTTTTACGAACTTGGACTTCCGCTTCCTACGGCGATACCGACAGCAACAGCTACGACGTTCACGGCCATAACATCTGGTATTACGCGTGCGCGTGATAACTCAAACAATGCTACAATCACCACATCTGTAGCGCATAATATTAAAGACGGCGCGCTTGTCTCGATAACAAATTTTACGGACTCTACCTTTAATAGTGTTACGACTGTCACGGTCCTTAGCCCAACTTCGTTTACATATTATAACACGGGTTCCGCTGTAGCATCCGGCTCAACAGCGGCTGGCACCATTGATCTCGGCGGGCAGATACAATCCCGTAACTACCTCTACACATGGTATACACCATGGTTTGAAGAATCGATTGGGTCTGAACCGTCTAATACGCTGTTCATCAAAGAGGGACAGATCGTTACGGTTTCTAACCTTCCGACTTCTCCACCTGCCGGAGATAATTTTGTTCGCGGTATCCGGCTTTATCGCACATTGGCTGGTACGACCGACGCCGAGTACTACAGACTTAAGACTTTATGGTTCCCTAATACAATCGCAACCGTAGCACGAGGCGCAAATGTCTCGACTGTATCGCTACAGTATCCCCATAATTTCTTATCTGGAGACAGATTCAAGATTTCCGGATGCAGTGTTTCATCTTTTAATATAACAGGCGGTATCGTTCTGGATACGCCAGACCAGTACACGTTTACGTACTCCCAATCGGGCGATACAGTCAGCACAACGACCGCTACAGGTAATCTCTATTATGATGTTGCAGAATCGCTTGATGATACTGCCCGCTATTGGGGCGACGGTGGAGTCTACACTTTCACCGATGATTTCAACTATCGTAGTCTGACCAGCACTCTCAGCACGACAGAATACGCTCCACCTCCCGAAGGGCTAAAAGGTCTGACAGTCGTGCAGAATACCTTCCTCGCCGGGTTCGTTGGGAATACGCTATACTTCTCAGAGCCTAACGCATTTCACGCGTGGCCGGAGGGGTATAAACGATCTTTTGAAAGCACCATTGTTGGATTGGCTGCGGTAGGTAGCCAGATTTTGGTGTTGACTGAATCCTATCCGTATGTTCTGGACGGCAGTGATCCGGCGGTTATTTCCCAAGCGAAACTGCCTGCGCAGTATCCTTGTCTCAACCCGAAGTCTATCGTCGTCGCCAGCTTCGGTGTCGTTTACGCTACACACGATGGGCTTGCTATCTGGTCGTCCTCATCCGGCGCTCAGCTTCTGACACGTGTTGTCCACAGTAGTGATACGTGGAACGAATCGTTAGACCCGTCTACTCTTGTTGGTGTGACATACAAGGATACATACTTTGCATCTCATTCTGCAGGGTCTATCATCTTTGAAGCTGGATCAAAGCCGGATTCGCCTTCGTTTGTCGATACGAACTTTACGTTCTCTTCCGCATGGTATGACTCGCTTACCAACATTTTATATCTGACTTCAGGTACGACCGGTGATGTTTACCATTGGGATGACCCGGATCAGCCACATCTGCAGATGCAATGGAAATCTAAAGTGTTGGTGACGCCGGAGTATGTTAATCTGGGGGCCGCACGAGTTGTTGCCGATTATGGTTCAAGTGATACGCCGTATGTTTGGGATACGACTGACGTAAATTGGGAGTCTGCGGATCAGGACTGGGACATAGATAACCCTCTAGTCTTCAGACTTTACGTTAACAAACAATTGTTGTTTACTCGCACATGCTCTGATAGCGGAATATTCCGACTTCCGTCCGGGTATAAAAGCGATACCTTCGAGATTGAAATCTTCAGTCTTGTAAGAGTGCGTGCAATCCATCTAGGCGATACGCCAACTGCGCTACGAGGTGCTTGATGTCTAGGTTTGCTGCTATGCCACAGGCTCCTAGGTTTGGTGTTCCAGAGTGGGAGGTTCGCATCCTTGATGCCATGCGGCAGAACGTAGAACTATTGGTAAATCAACGGCGTGAATCCGATCAGGCTAGTGTTGCCGTATTGGAGTCCACATACAACTTCTCGACCACATTACGTCCGACGCTTCTCAGACAGTATACTCCTCAGACTCTCATCCAATGGCAAGTGCTTAATATTCGAGAGTTGGGTACTGATGCACCACAACCTTGCCTCTGGTGGGGCGGTGTTCCTGATCAGTTTAACAGCATACTAGCTAATAATACCGTATCCAAAACTACAATGGACGCAATCGGTGCCGACGTAAAGGCACTCCGTACAACTGTGAACGAGATTATCACAAGGCTACGTGGCTAATGTCCAGATTTGTACCGATTCCTGCTGTCCCGACCGAAGGCATCCCCGACTGGGAAGTACGTACGCTTGCTATATTAAAGACAAATATTGAACTGCTTACGGCTATCATTAACAAAACCGATCCTAGTAGGCAGGCGCTACTCAAACGAAGTTATACACTTCCACAACCGCCATTACCCACGCTTACTAGCATACCAGTTCCAACTGTATCCGGAATTACTTCCATCAATGCTCTTGATGAGTTTGGGAACACTTTGAACTGGGTACATAACGACACTTGGGGTGCGGTACCAACAACATTAAATTCTCTAGGAACCATATCTGATCTGGAAGCATTACGTGTAGATGTAGCAAACATCCGAACCGGTATCGAAGCTATAATTGCTCAGTTTAAGACGATCTGATATGACGACATTCTACCCAATCCCAGCTATCCCGACATCCGGTGTCGAAGACTGGAAAGTTCGCACCATCGGTGCGCTTAAGCAGAACGTGGAACTTTTGACCGGTACGCGTGGAGAAGCGGATAATGCAAGTCGTGCAGTCCTGCAGTCGGCAGTCACGCTTACCGAAGTTCCGGAGATGAATTTCACGTCGTCCAACTCTATCGGATGCCCCGGAGTGGGTGCGTTCAAGATTGGATATATAACGCTGTCCGGGACTAATTTCGGTAGAAATATTGTTTACTATGATCAAGCTAATGTAGACATAGCCGGATATTTGGCTGGCTGCGCTGTCCGTGATGATCTTGTTAAACTGTTAATTGATTTACAAAACCTACGCCTTGCCGTAGAAAACATATCAGCGATTCTAAGGAGATAGCTATGGCTCAGACCTATATGCCCGGCGGACAGTCTCAGCCTGCTCCGGCCACTACTTCGATGGACCTACCCCCGGCGATTGCAAGTCTGTTGGACATGACAACTATTGCACCTCCGGCACAGGAGACGATGCGGGGAATCGCTGGAACTTCTGGGGCTACCTCATTTGGTAGTATGCCGTCGTATCAGATGGGTGGTCAAGTTGGACCCGGTGGTCAGCCTATGCCTATGATGCCTCCGGCACAGGGCGCTGGTTTGGCGCAACCCGGTGCTGCCCAGCAGGCGATGACGCCCCAGCAAATCCAGATGGAAGCGCAGCGTTTCGTTCAGCAGAACCCGCAGCAGGTTCAACAGATCCAGATGGCGATCCAGCAGGGTATGCAGTCTGGCGAATTGACAATGGAAGAACTCAATACGCTCGTCCAGATGGCGACGGTGGCGCTCCAGAACCCGGCCATGTATCCGCAACTTAGGGCGCTTGCGATCCGCGAAGGACTTGCTACTGAGCAGGATATTAACCCGCAGTTCGATCCGGGTATTCTGATGACGCTCGTGATTATCGGGCAGTCCATACAGGCGCAGGGTACGGCGCAACCGGTTCCGCCTCAGCAGATGGGTGTGTCCCCAGCGCAGACTGGTGGGCTCCCCTCGATGGCCGAAGGTGGCGCGCTTCCGGAACGGGCGCGACGTAAAGACGGCGGCATCCCCATCATGGCGCACGAAGGGGAATTTGTAATTCCGGCTGACGTTGTGCGCCGTAAGGGCACCGACTTCTTTGAAAAGATGATCCAGAGCGATAAATGAAACCTGACCCCTATAAGATCGAAATGCTGACCGACGAGCAGGTGGAAAAGCTATGGCCTCAAATGAGGCCACTGTTCAAGCAAGCCTGTGATTCTAATGATGTTTCTCGTACAGACCTGACGCCGGAAGTGATCTATGATCTGGCGCTTGATGGCACTATCGTTATCTTTGCGTTCTATGAAGCTGGTCGGGTAGCGACAGTCCTTGCAATCCAGTTTACAGACACATATGGTAAACGAGGGGCTGAGCTTCTGGCCATGGCTGGGCGCAATTTAATGGTGTTCAAGTCGCTGTTTTGGGAGTATATTCTCGATTGGCTACGAGCAAACAGCATAGAGTTCGTTGACGCCTACGCCAACCCAAGGATAGCGGAAGTCTATAAGACCAAGTTCGGCTTCGACAAATCCTGCACCTTTGTGCGAATGATGCTTTGAGGAGACTACAGTGAGCAGAGGCGTCCGATCCGTTCTTAAGACCGTGGCTATGATTGCAGTGCCGTTTATCGCTGCCGTCGCCGCGCCGTTTATTGCACCTATTGCACTGGCGGCGGTGCCTGCACTAGGCGCTTTTGGTGGAGCGCTTACGGGTCTGACAGGTGCAGCACTTGGCGCTGGACTAGGCGCAGGTACTGGAGCACTAACAGGACGAGGCGCGCTGACAGGCGCGCTAATGGGCGGTATCGGCGGTGGGTTGGGCGCAGCTTCTGGTCTTGGGCAGGCGCTTGGTATTGGGCCAAGCGCGACCGCTGGTCTACCGACACAACTTGCCGGGGCAACCCTTGGCGGGATTGCGACTCCCGGCGCTGCGACAGGTATCGCAGGTGCAGTTGCGCCTTCTGCGACTTCTACTGCCACTAGCCTCTTGTCCAATCTTGCCGGTGGCATAACCGTACCCGGCCTCGCCAATCTGGCGATGACTCTTTATAATAAACCAGAGTCGGAACTGTCCGCGACGGAGCGCGCTGCGCTCATGGAGACTGCGCAGTTGGCGCAGACCAATCAGGACCTGTTCAAGAAGCGGGTCGAAGACGCGGTTACGCTGCGGAATATGGCTACACCCAATCCGGAACAGGCGTTTGCCGAAGCGCAGATGGGTGTGCGGCGCGGGCTCCGCGAGGCACAGCGTCAATATGGCGCGCAATATGGTGGAACAGGTGCCGAGGCTCGACGTGGGGCACTCCAGCGGCAGGCTGCTATTGAAGGCGTGCGCGCAGGCACCGCTGCTGTCCGTGGTGAAATGGCTCGTGGGTTTGAACAGACGCGTCAGGCTATGGCGGCTATGCCTACCGAAGCGCCGGGTGTTACGCCTGCTACAGTCGGTATGCAGTTCGAGGATATGCAACGCAAACGTCAGCAGGCTGCGGATGAGCAGACGGCCAAAGCTGTCGGTGGGTTGTTTGGGCGTGCCCCAAGTGCAGGTGGTGCGGGACTGTTTGAGTCAATCTATTCTCGACAGAATGAACCGACACTCAGAAGTTTGACTGCTTAAGTCTGGAGCCCCCCATGGCTGTTGGTATTGAATATATTCGCGATGTACTGGCGGCTTCTCCGACTGGTCCCAGAACGGCTACGGCTTTTCTTGAGGGGCAGACCGAAGCTACGAACATCGCGGCTAATCAGTTGCGCCAGCAGCAAGCCGAACAGGCTATGCGATACGCTGAGATGCAGCAGCCATATGTAATGTCGGGACTCGAACGCGCTCGACAGGCTGGTGAATTACAGCTTCAGGAAGAGCGCGCAGCCATAGAGCGCGCTAACCAAGCCTATGGGTTGAAGCCTGACTTCCGTGGCGGCGCTGTTGCGCCTGTCGCTGGCCGTGGACTTATGCCCGGACTGACTGTCCCTACTGCGCCTGCAGCCGGTGGTGTTGCACCTGAGTTTCTTGCGCCTACACCCATGGGTGGGCAACCCAGTGGTTTTGATTTTCAGGCGTATACTTCTCGGTTAATGCCAGCGGAAGGAACAGGTCGAAACCTCCGGTCTACTGCACAGGGGCCGGGGCAATTTATTAACAGTACGTTTATTGAGACGTTCAAGAAAACCTTTCCTGACTCTGCGCGGGCTATGTCCGATGCGCAGATACTTGCACAGCGTGGCACTGGCGTCGAAACTGCCATGCTTAAGAAGTTCACCGAAGATAATATTACTGCTTTAGCGAATGCCGGTATCCAACCGACCATGGCTAACGCTTATCTGGCGCACTTCCTTGGTGTTGGCGGCGCGAAGAGCGTTCTGACTACGCCAGCAGATACGCCTATCACGCAAGTCGTAGACCAAGCTGCCATTGCTGCTAACCCGAATGTGTTCAACAAGGTTCGGACCGCTGGCGATCTACAGGCTTGGGCTGCCGGTAAGATGGGTGAACTGGCTACCGCAGGCACTCGCGAACGCGAAGCAGCGGCTTTTAGGCAGCAATATCCGATTGCAGCGGGAGTCAGAGCTTTCTTTACACCATCTGCTGCGCAACCTGTTGCGGCTGCGACAACTCCGACCACACCCGTGGTTCCTCCTGTTTCGACTATCCCTGTGGTACCCACCGCTGGTATACAAGAGCCGGGTAAATCCATCGTAGGCGATCTCGCCAGACAGCCTGTCGGCGCTGAGCCGATGACTGTAAATACAAAAGAACTGATGGAGCCGCTGCGGCTACAGCAGGAGACAAGCACGCTTAACGCGACGCTTAAGTTCTATGAGACTGAATATCAGCGCGCGGCGCTCCTCCGTGACCCCGGCACTATGCGGGCGATTGGTGAGAAGATGGTCCAAATGCAGCCGGTTGCGAATATGCTGACCGGTATGCAGGCCCTGACAGAATTTGACGCGGGTCGCCCTCAAGCTATTGCCAACCTTATGTATCAGCGGACCGGTGGTCGCCTTCGGCTACAGCCGCGTTCGGACGGCAAGTTCAATGTCTACGACGGTACCAAATTGACCGGTGAAGGGCTGACCAAGGAATACCTTAACAGTCAGTTCCGCATGGCGTTCGACCAAGATTATAAGACGCAAGTGTCTGAAGCCATTAAAATGCAGCGGGCACGTGAAGATGAACTCTTCAAGAGCGAATTGAAGCAGGCTGAGAAAGCATTTGAGTTGCGCGGTCAGTTGACTAAAGACATGCTTGTAGAACAGGTTAAGGAAGTAGCACGAGCGCGCTATGGGCGAAACGCTCGCGTCGAAAAAATGGGTGATAACCAACAGGTTATCTATGATGGCGTAACTCCGAAAGGCGTTGTCACAGTAGAGCAGGAACTTGATCCGGCGACTGGGCAGCCGGTATTCTATGATCCGATTACGAAGACGCAGCCGAAGATGACGACGCGTTTCACGCCTGCTACCCAATAAGGATTCTTTCATGGCTGGGCTTAATACGTACCCGTACAGCAATCTTGAAGTCGGGATGGCCATTGCACGGGAACCGCGAAGCGCAACGCAGGCTATGGGTCTTGGTGGGTTGGCTCCGACGACTGCCGACATCGCTGGTCTGCGTGAGCAGGCGCTGTCTTCTATGTATGAGATGGGGCAGGAAGCGATTGCCAATATCCGCCAGCCGCCCGCTCCACAGAACACGATTGCCTATAGCCCTTCGACTCAGAAGTACTGGGTTAATAGCGCACTGGTTGATGCGACCAGCCCTATGGAGTTGGCGCAGAGTGGGTCTCTGTTTAATCAGCCTGCTCGCCCTGCACCTATGGACGTTGCCACTGACTGGCAACCGACATCAAGAGAAGCCATTGCGCAGCGGGTATCGAACCTGCGGCAGCCGCGTGGGACGCTAGAAAACCTAGGGTTGGGTCTTCGCGGTGCTGCGGAATCCACCATTGGTGGTGTAGGTCGTGGGCTTGAGATCGCTGGCGCTACTGAGTTTGGCCCCGCTGTTGCCGGTGCCGCTGAGCGGACATTTGGGCAATCTAAAGCAGAGCAAGAACGGAGTGCATTGATTGCACAGTCCAACTCCATCTGGGGTAATCTGCGCGACGCTATTATCCAAGGTGTCCCTTCTGCGGTTCCTTCTATTCTTGCAGGTATCGGTGGCTTTGCTGTAGGTGGTCCAGTTGGTGCTGGCCTCGCTGCAGCCGCTACGATTTTTCCACAGGAGCTTAAAGGATTCTACGACTCAGCCGTAAAGAATGGTTATAATGTGAATGATCCTGCCGTTCAGGCGGATATGCTTAAGAGCGCCACGGGTACTACGGTTCTTCAAAGCATCATGCCAGCCATGGCTGGTAGAGGATTCTCACAGTTCTTCCGTAACGCAGCGCAGCAGGCAGGCGAACAGGCTGCGACTACGGCATTGAGTCGTACAGCCCGCGCAGGCGCTATAGCTGGAGAAGCGACAAAGGAAGGTCTTACTGAAGGCGTGGCTGAAGCTGTCTCTCAGCTTGCTCAGTCTGCAGTGTTTGATCCTGAGTTCCGCCGCCAGCTTAATGCTAGCGATATCAAAGCACTGGCTCCTTATATTGTTGAGAAGTATGGTGAAGATGCGCTCCTTGCTTTCGGTGCAGGCGCGTTCCTTGGTGCAGGTTTCGGTGGCGCAGCCAAGTATATTGAGACACGTCCGGTCGATCTGACCCAGCGTGAAGAACCCGCAGCAGAACCTGCGGTTCCTGCCGAACAGCCATTGGCGCTTCCTCCCCCTGCGCTTCAGCTTGGCTATCGTCCATCTACCGGGTTTACCCAACAGCCGCCTGAAGTTATTTTTGCCCCACCGCCTGTTGGGTGAAGCACCGCCCGCAATGCTTGGGCTTCCTGCTCCGGAGACTCCGCTTGCACTTGCGCCACCTACGGCGGCTGGTACACTCGCGCTTCCTGCTCCAGCCGGTTATGTCTCTCCCGGTGGCCGCGCACCTGAAGTTTTACCAATGGGCGGCACAGCGGAGCCGCTTATTCCTGTCTCGACCGAAGGACAGTTTGAACTTTTCCCCGGTATTCCGACGCAGCAAATACCTGCCGGGATGCAGCGGCTACTTGCTCCGCGCGCTGAGC